GATTCAAATGTTGAAGAAAGACTCCCGCTAGGCGTTCCTTTTAACAACTGACTTCCAAGCTGTAGCCTTGTAAACGGATCTTGATATTGTTGCATTAAGTTTTGTCTCTGTGCATCGAGTTCTGCTTGTGACTGAGCCTGTCTTGCGCTTCCTAAAGAAGTAAGAGACTGTATGTCTGCTCTACCTAATTCAGACTGTAATCTACCTATATCGCCTAGTGTAGAAGCTTGCTGGCCTATTGCCTGACCTAAACCACCAGATAACTGTGCGGCTCTCTGTGCGGCGGCTACAGCGTCTTGATAACCTTTTCTTTGAGCCTCTCCAACGGTAGCAAGTCTACGTCCTTCTGCCTCTGCTCTTTGAACACCTTCTCTGCTCCCCCCAAATGCGCCAGAGGTAATAGCCTTCTGCGCTATTCCTTGCTGTCCAATTGCCGCTTGTCTATTTATTTCGTCAATAACATTGGATTGATAAGGGTTCATAAATTGCTGCGCAGCATCGGGTCTTAAAAATCCTAATCCCGAAAGTGCCGCGCCAATTCCTAATTGTGTTCCTTCAGCGCCAGCTTGCAAGTATGGTTGAAAAGAACCAAACTGCGCTTGCGCTTGTTGCATGGCAGCATTTTGTAACGGGTCAAGCCCTGCTATTTGATACTCAGGAAGCTGAAGTGGCTGGTCTAACAGACCGGGGGCTGTTTGCGTGGAACCATCAAACATACCAAAGGCAGTTTGCAATATTCTTTTTTCAAGACCCTCTAAGTAAGGCGCGAGTCTCTGGGCTTCATTAGTGACTGCCATTATGACATCCTCTCAAAATTATCCATCATATTATACATACGATTGATGCCTTTATTAATATCCCCATCTCCTGCGCCCTCAACAGCATCACGGGTCATAACAAATTCACCAGCCATTAACATAGCTGGAACATCATCTTTCGTACCAGAGCCTTCACTGGGGCTTATACCGCCATTGCGTCTCGGAAAGTATGTATCTCCACCATCTGCCATGTAATTTATGCCGCCAAGTTGCCCGCCCGGCCCACCAGAGCCAAAAGGTCTTTTTTCAAATTCTGACCTTGTGTCTTCTTCTTCTCCTAAACCAGATAGCAATTGAGCCAATAATCCAGCGCCAATTCCTTGCCCTAAGTCTGTGTTTAAAACTTTAAATAGTAAATTTGGGTCATCTTCTGTACCAGCAAAACCCAATGAAGAAAGAAGTTCTCCTGAAATTGTTTTTGCTTCTGGAGCTGCTATAGCTTGTCTTGTTGTCTGATTTGCCATTTTAGCAGCAACATTTGCCATTGTGGGGTCTGCTCCTTGGCGCATCAAAGACCCTGCGGTTGTTACGGCTTGCGTTGCAGGATCTGCTGCAGGGAAAAATTTTTGCGCCCCTACTCCACCAAGACCAGAAAGCAATGCATATCTTAAAGCATCTTTTGGTTTTCCGCCAGTAGCGACTGCCCCTAAACCAGAAGCAACAGCACCACCTACAGGGCCTAAATATGCTCCTGCAACAACTGGAGCTATTGTTTTTACTAAATCACCTAAATTCATGTCACTACCTTAATAGTTCCGTTATCATTATACAATGCTCCTGTTTCAAGTCCAGAAGGAGATGTAGGTAAGTCAGTGAGAGTTATTTTAGTACCCCTTAACTCACCTGGGTTATTTAGTTGTATCACAAGTTGAGACAAACTGCGAACCATATCATCAAAATACACCCTGTCATATTGTTCAGGAGGTACAGAAAACTGTGGTGGTACTAATTCTCTACTCATCTTCTGCCATCTGTCTTAACATCTACGCGGTTTGAACCAAGCCTCCAAGATACTCCAAGGCCATCACTTTGAACCTTTATACCAAACGAGCGACCTCTAACGCGAGAGTTCTTTTGTTCTGTTGTGCTATTCACAGTAAAGGTATCATTCGTTGTAAAACCCGTTCCAGGAAACCGTTGTCCTTTTAATGTATAGGTTGCCTGCTGTGTTGCTCCGCTACTGGAACGTGAAAAATCTATGTCAGGTATAAATCTGCGTACTAAAGCAAACTGTTCGCCATCTGCTATATCTATAGGACTTGAATCTATAAATGACGTAATAGCAAGGTCATCTGCGTTGTTGCCAAACTCATGTGAATATAATTGTCTTGCGGAAACGGAATCTGTATTATGCGTAGCACCAAATGGATACTCATATATGCCTCTGTCAAGCCATGCTGAACGAGCTAAATTACCATAATACCAAACTTTTTCTTCGTAATTATAAACAACATACCTGTCGTTCTCTCCTGTCCCTCCTGACTCTGAAGGATAGAACCAAACGACTTCACCAAATTCTGTGTTTAATCCAGCTACAACTTTCTCAAAATTAGCTTCATCAAAGTCACTAAATACATAATCTCTTACTGTACAAGGTATTGGTTGAACACGACCATCATATAGATAAAATCTATCTATACCCATCCAGAATACAGCATCATTGTTTGCTATCGCAGAGTTTGAGTTTCTAATCGTGATGTTGCCTGATATCTGAGTAATGCCAAAAGTAAATGGCGGTCCAATAAATTGAAGTGAATGAACACTTGTATCAGTGATTACAATAATTTCGCGCCTTGTTTCAACTGCTGACACTATTTCTGAACCAGAACCCACTCTTATGTCTCCAGCCGTATTTGTCGCTGTAGGTGTCCATGTAAAAGGGTCTTCCTGACTGCTGAACCTGATTAGAAGAGGATCTATATCACCATCTCCTAATGGTGTGGTGCCAAACACAAGAACGTGCCTGTCTCTGTCTGAAACAATTAATCGCCTGCTTTGTGTTGGTGCATCAGATGTTCTTATAGCAAATGGGAAGGCTCTTGTATTTAAACCATTAGAACTATCCCAATAATAAAGCTGACCATTTCTAGGGAGAATAATTAAGTCTTCACCAAAGTTATCTTGTTGCCATAATCTAAGCTGTTCTTCGAAAACAATACCTTGACTTGCAGCTTCTCCCCAGCCTCCTGCACCCCAAGTATCTGCACCCCATCCTGTTCCTAGTAATTGAGTAGTGCCACCTTTGTTTAGAAGATAATCGGCATCGGAAGTACCAGAACTCACCAAGTCAAAACCAGCATTAGATGATAAGGTAATGCTGTAAGAATTACCGCTGATGACAGTTATCTCAAACTCGCCTGTAAGTAAGGTAATTAAGCTATTATATGTTGAACCTGAACCAAATGTTACATTTGATAAAATAACAAAACTTCCTGTAACTGCTCCATGATTTACATGTTCAACAGTAACTTCGGTGCTTCCAGAAGATGTTGTAAAAGATATTAGCCCAGATATGGGGACATTAGCCGCAGCACTAACTGTCCCAACAAAAGATTCAGCTTCAATACCTAGAAAGGAGGTTACTGTAACATCAGCCATATTTAATCACCTACTGGAACATTTGCACTAGAGCCATCAACAGTATCAACAGTAACACTTCCAAGACCTGTTGTGCCAAAAAGAGGCTCTTCAACACTTATATTAACCGTGCCTACACCACCTACAGCCGTTACTCCCGTTACACTTACTTCCACAGGATTAGTGAATGTTACTGTACCTACAGAAGTTTGACCTTCAACACCAGAAACATCAAAAGGTTGTCTTACGGTTAGTCTAACAGGGGTTATATCGTTGTAGGCCCCACCTGATTCAATATAATATTTTACATTTGTTCCTACAGATAGATATTTATCATTAGATAATGTAACCCAAGCGTGAAGAGATCGAGGGGTTCCTAAATAAGTCTCTTGAGTATACTTTGCCCAACCGCCTATCTTCTCAGGGTATCCAAAACGAAATCGTACTAAGTCACCATCGACCCATCCTCCCTCGTTACTATAGGAGGTTATCTCTTTATTAATGCCTGGTCGGAACTGTAATTTACTAAGGGGCATATTGTATCCTCATATTATGCCCCTCATAATACTACACAAAACTATTTTGAGCAATATTACTTAAATGGTGGGCCTAATATCCAACTAACAAGACTGTGCCTTATGCCAGAGGTTACGGGTGTAACGCCATGCTTCATATAAGATGGGAACATAATGCATGTTCCAATTCCTGTAGCGTGAGAAGAATTGTAATCTGAAATTTCTGGAAAGATTAATTCTCCACCTTCATAGGAAGCAGAATCTGTTAATTGAATAACAACCGAAAGTTTTCTGCATGGGTTTTGATTCAACCCAACAAAACCAGCATCATCTTCATGGGGCTTGTATTCTCCCTGCTCTACAGAATCGTATTCTGTTATTTGAATAGTTTCTGGTTGATCTAACTCAAAACCAAAATACTGCTGATTAATCTCATTAACTTTAGCTATTAAAGGTAAAAATATATTTTGATTAGATATTATTCCATTTACAAAACAGACATTGGACTTTCTAATGTCTGCCACCACTTGCCCAGAACCAACGGAACCAACAGAGGCTCTTTGTTTGTTTTTCATTTTTTCCAACACAGAGTTACAAAACCCTATGTCAAAAGCATTTTTTATTATCGCTATAGTATTATTCATAACTTAACCCCTCTCTACCGTCATACTTAAACTCTGGATCAAATTGCCCTCCAGCCTCTATGTAATGAAGAAAGACTTGAACATGAAGCATTTTATTTTCTTGTTCTTCTTGTCCTTCAAATCCAGTGTATACCAAAGGATCTCTCCAATGAACTTGCTCACATCCCTTATATATAACTCCCTCTCCTGCTTTCATGCCTAGTGGAATACCATCTATATAGATAGGCCATAAAAAATCGGTGTTATATAATAAGTTTAATGTGACACTAACTTGGCAAGACGGTCTATCTGAATGTCTTTTAAGGTCGTTACCATTTTTGTATATTCTAAAAAAAGAATAAGTAGGATGCAGTTTTTTTCCATAACTTTTTTCTACTTTTGGTTTTAACATAGCCAAAAGCATCTCAAATGTGGGGTGTGTGTAACCTACTTTTGAGCCAACTACTTGTGATTCATCTGATCGAGTTTCTTTTTTTTTGTCAGAGAGTAATGCAAGATTACCCAAAAAATTAGCAAACTCTGCGTCAATAAAACGCTCGACTTTATTTTCCATGATTGCCCCTCTTGGAATTAATAAGGTTTAAAATCTAATTCTTTATCATAACCATATTCTAAATCTAATAATTTTATCACTACGTCTGGAAGATATAATCTAGGTTCTGTTACACCAAGTATAACATAATCTCCCTTTATGTCTTTTTCAGGTATACAAGTTTTACCCTTCCATAAAAATTTTGTTATTATTACATTTCTGCCAGATACTAATTCTGTTATTTTTTTTTGATGACTAACCTCTATGTCAAACCCGTGTCTTTTTAAAGTCTCAACTATCATAGGTGTTAGAAACGAATATTTACCGTTTTCAAATCCAGAAAATAAAAAAGCATCTTCCCATTTGCCCTCATAATCCTCATCAGGAGTTTTTTCCGTTGTGCAAGTTGCAGCAACAGCAAACATATTTAATCCTGATTTTAAAAGAGAGGAAAAATTATTCTTAATAAAGTCTTCAGTAAATTGTTGTTTTGATTCTAAAAAAGGTTTGTTTCCAAACTTCTGTATTAAAGGTGTTAATAACATTTAAAAACCTATTAAAAGAACACAACCATCAGTAGCTTCAATATTAGCATCATATACACTATTCGGACCCGTCATATTTCCTGGAGTATTTATATAACCAGCACTGTTGGGCATACTTATTGCCCCTTGTCCAAAACCAAAGTTATTTCCAGGAACATAATTGGGACTTCCTGTTTGAGCATTATGCCCACTAAACATTGAAGAGCCACTAATTTGATAAATATTTGCAGTTTGAGGTGGATTTCCAGTTTTTGCCTCTTGACCTGGTGAGCCACTGATGTCCGCACCAAAACCAGGAGACGTTCCTGGAAGTTCAACACGGTTAGGAGTCGAATTATTAAGAGTATTCACATTATTAGGTAAAGTTACTGCTTGCAGACCTCCAAATCCTATAACAGTAAAATCAGGTGTTGTAATTGTTGAAGCACCCCCTGGATTTAAAGTATTATTTGAAACGCCATTACCTCCAGCACCAATAGTAATATCTACAGATGATAGGCTTGACGTATCTGCAACAAACATTCCCATAGGAGCCCCTGCTCCACCTGAACGCCTCGAAAAGTCAACGTTTGGTGAATTATTTCTGCTAGTATTACCACCGCCACCGCCACCGCCACCTACGGCATAAAAAAGAGTTGTACTAGAACCTATTCCTGCCGTTGCTCCAGGAGTAGTGGATGTATATAAAGAAGCAGTCCCACCCCCAGATATGTTGGCATTGTTAGCTAGATTTAAAGAATTTCCACTAATAGACCCAAGAGCCGCGTTGTTATCGATAACAACAGTGTTTCCTATTTTATATGACATATTTTAATCCTCGTAAATAATATCTGGTCTTGATGGGAAAGTATCTTCCTCTGTAGAAGAAGGGTTTTTTCTTATTGCTCTTAAAGAAGCTCTATATGCTTTCCATTCTACAACATTTGCAGCAGTTAATCCAACATCAGGTAAGACAGTCCAATCCGATTTATCTAAACCGTCTTGTGCGTCAAATTTATTTCGTTCAAAAAAAGTATAAACCTTAGTAAACTGCTGAGTGGTTGAGTTGTATTCGTCTCTTATGCCATAACCTTTATTCGATCCAGATAAAAGAATATAATCAGACCCAAGAGACGTTTCTGATTCTACAACATTGGCTATGATATAGGTGTCTTCACTACCTTCTTTTATTTCTAACTTTGCATACTGAGCCATTTTACTTTCCTAATTTAAACATTTCTAGAACCAACAAGCTCAAGCCAACCAGTAGCTATGTACTTGACATCATCTTCGTACACAGGATTTCCCCTATGAGGGTGCGTAAAACCAGCAGGCCATAAAACCATCGTTCCTTTTTTGGGCGGCAACCTTAATCCTTGAGTTATAAACTCCGTTTCTCCATGCCCGTCATGAGATGTTAAATACAAACACCATACCCCTACCCTTAAAGATGAGCCACCTTCCCCGTGTTCTGAATGCCAGCCGTGGAAACCTCCCCCCTCTATTGTTTTTTGAACCTTCACAGAATGTGAAATAATTTTAGAAGATGAAAATCCAATATATTTTTCTTTATACTCTTCAAAGCACTTTCCTACAACTTTATGAATTTCGTCTCCTAAATCTCTTGCACAAGTTTCAAAAAAAATACAATCATCTCGCCTATTTAAAGATCCACCATATTGCTTAGAAGATTGGACTGAATCAACATTTAGGTGCAATCTGTTTTTCCATATAGATTCAAACTTTTTTATTACCGCATCACATAACTCTTCTGATGCTGCGTCCTCGTATATCCCTATATAATCCTGATACTGCCCTAACACTATTGTACCTCTTCTAATGCAAATTTATATTTTTTGCCGTTCACCTCATTGATGATATATAGATTTTCTTGCCCCTCTTGAATACGCCAACGGCCTGACGTACCATCTACATTATTTACCCTGTTTTGCACATTATTGTCCAGAACTAAGTCCCCAGAAGTAATGTCCCCTGTTACAGACAAATTACGAATAT